AGAAAACTGAACATCTACGTTTTGTGTGGTAGTGGTAGGTTGACTAGCTGTTGGGTCATATTTAGAATGTTCAAACGTAAAATATATAACAAAAGAAGTCCCTGCTTTGAGTTGTGTAAAAGTATCCACACTAGAAAAATCTACTTTAGCTATAGAATTAGGAATTGTCTGGACGCTTCCAAAAGTATATGATCCAGCTTCTAGGCTGGTCGTTAAAGAAAAGTTTTGTATTTGGTTCTCTACTAAATTAGTTGTAAATTCTAATTTAACCGGATTGTTAAATATATCTTTTAAATCATACCCCTCAACATAATTACCATAAACTAAACGATTACCCATTAAAGTTTGGCCCAATGCTTTTATAGGGACATTGTCGTAAAGACGAAGCAATTCAGTTGACGGAAGTACTGTAAATATTTTACTATTGTCAAACGTAAAACTATAATTTGTATTATCAGCAAACCCTTGAAGGTCTTTAGATAACTTATCTACTATTTTAACAGTTCCGTCGGTAATTTCTTTATATAAGATTTCGATGTTTTTAACTAACGCGCTTCCAGAATTAAATTGAACATCCACTCCGGTTACTGTATTAACCATCCCTTCATTTAAATTCGTAGCATAACTGTAGTTATAATTGTTTGGATCAAACGCAGGCTCTGACCATTGGGATGTAGCTGAATATTCACCGTTAGCGTATTGATAACGATATGCAAAACAAATAAATCTAGTTTCTAAAAAATCATCTAAATTATTTATTTGTTGTTTTAAAGTTAAAACTGGCGCAGTTACTGGAGGTTTTTTAATAACCATAAACTCCTCAGCAGTAGTTTGATCTATGTCAAATAAAGGGTTAGGATAATTTTGAGTAACATTTATAAATCTCGGAGGATTTATATTGTCTGTAAAAAATAATAAATCCTCTACTAAATCTACTCCTGTAATCAAATGTTTTGGATTAAAATTCAAGGTAGTATTCCCTCCATATCCATCGTCAATACTAATTATGTGGTAGGTTAAATTTTGGGTAGTGGGATTAAAAGAAACAATCATATCTATTTTTCCTGTATTTCCTACAGAAAAAGCAGGATCGTGTACAAACCAATAAATTCTATTGTTTTGTCCATCTTCATAAGCTCCGATACATCTTGCTTGATTACTTAAGAGCACAGCTCCAGTAACACTGTTTGTTTGCTCATACTGCAAACTTGTCATTTTAGTATTACCTTTTGAGTTTTCTACTGACCCTATTTCAGAAGCTTCAGTAGATCCCAACCTAACATTTAATGCGTCTATATACTCTCCATTCGGTACAAGCCTTTCGTCGAGAGACTTGTTCATCCTTCCCGCGATAAAATTTCTTTGTAGGTTTGCCATTTTATTTAATCCACTTATTCTCTCCTCGTAGATTCATTAATAGCCTACCAGGGTGAATATTACTTATTCTTATTTTTGCGTTTCTTAATAAAGAACTTTTATCTTTTCGAGCTCTATTTATTATATATTCCTGTACTCCAAATTTGTTATTTAATATTTCATATTTAATGTAAGCATATAAAAAATCTTCAAATAGTTTATTTACACTAACTAATGAATCATTTCCACCTTCCATGCCATCGGCTATATATTCTAATATACATTGCTCGTTAGCCATTGTAGAATCAAAGTTTATTACCCCAGATTTTTTGTCTATTCTAAACGTAGGATTAAAATTTGCTGTTTCAGTATTTAATCCATATCGTGCTCCAATATTATAATCTTTCCATGCGTCAGGATTTTCCGAGGCTATATCTGATGCATCATTAGAATTATTTTGATTTAAATATATACTTTGTTGTGACCCATCCACTCTTTGCGTATCTAAAGTAGAAGTAGTGGTTTGTATAGTACCATCCGCATTAAAACTTAACGAACCCGAGGCGCTCTGTAAATAAGACACCGCAGCATTAACTTGAATATTTTCTGTGAGAGGCCTTAAATAGCCATCTTTATACAAAGAGATACGCACCCAATTTACATAATCTGAAGGAAGAATAAATTTTAAATCATCAAACACTTTCATTTCTAAAGCTTTTATTTCTTTAAATGCATCGTAGTTTAATTCTTGTATTCCTCTTTTTGCATGAAATAATATTTTGTATCGTTCTTCGTTATTAACTAAAGAGTGGTTTCCAGAGTACATCAATAAAAAATTATTAACAACATCTGTTAAGGGAACATACTGGTAAGACCCCCAATTAGCATCTGTAGGCGATACACCTGCGTTTTCGTAATATTGATATTGAGATAAATATGCCATTAGTTTTCTTTTTGTTCTTCCATTTGTTCTTGTTCTGCACCAAACTGTGCCTCTTGAATATCTCTAATAGACATTCCAGCGTATTGCAATATCTTAAACACTAGCGAGGTTTCATCATCTCTAGATAATTCAAAGTCTTGATAATCTGCATTACTTTGGTTAAATGCAGGTTCCCCATTAGCTACGTTTAAATACGTCCAATTAGGATCTTTAGGATAGCGAATATATTGCGCTTCAATATCTGTAGCTCCATTAAACTGAGCAGGGAATATTGTAATAAATGCTCCCTGTAATGTATATGCTGGATATGTAAGCGTTGGCGATGTTAAATTAGAACCGTTTAAAAGAGTTATATTGCTATTGGATACCTTTTCCGCTTCTCCTTGATACACGCCTCCACTGGAACAAAGAACTTTATTTATTAAATAATAGTCGTCCCCTGTTGTGCTTTGAGATGGTAAAAAATATTGGTTAAGTAAATTTTGGGTTAAAGTTTTAGTTTCCGAAAATAAATCTATAACCTCTTCGTAACCCTTTCGTATGTCAGCATATCCCGACCCTACCATTCTAGCGTTTTCTTGATTAATTAATTGATTGTACTGATAAAAGTAATCATCAAAAATATCAAGTTGTGCTTGCTTTGCGAATAAATTAAAATCTTGCGGTGATATATAGCCGTAGTTATTTTTATTAAGGACGGCTAAAACTGTATTTCGTACAGAATTTATCATTGTTATTCTTTTACACAAAGATAAGTAAAAAAAAAAGAGGTCAATTTTTCATGACCTCTTCTTAGATTGTCGACTAAAACGAGTTTTATGAAATCGTTGTTATCGCTTGACTTAGAGTTACGTCAATGGTTGCGTCAGTATAACCTTGGCCCCAAACAGTTACAAGAGCAGCTTCGATTGCCGTTTTATCTGCGGCAGTCATACTTCCTGAACCTGCTAAAGTTATTTGCTTGTCACGATAGTTCAAAACAATATTGTTTGTAACTAATCCAACGTATAATACATCGCCTCCAAAAACATAATTTCCCATTTTCAAAAATTTATTCATAATTTCTAAGGTTTAAAAGGTGAATGTAAAGGCGTTTACCGTTTGGCTCAATGACGGTATAACGTATAATACTTGATTCCATTTCTCTTGTTGAGCACTTTTAATAGCATCGAATACGATGTCTACGTCCGCTTGCACTAAGGCCGAGCCTGACCCAATTTTACTTTGAGAGCCATCATTGTAATCGATAACAATATCATCTGAACTATCTAAATAGCAAGACGCTACATCTTTTACCGAAAACTGCTCTGCTGCACCGCTAACGGTGATACTTGCATACTTGTTCATAATAAAAAAATTTATGTGTTAAAAAAACAAATATACGGAAAATAAAAACACACTTTATTGCATGTTTTTAGCCAATCCCGACAAATGCTTTAATACTTCTACACCCTCTTCCGATTCAAAAAAAGAAGCTACCATATAAACTGGATCTTCTCCATAAGGTACATTTAACATTTTCTTCTTATTAGAAGGAGTATTAAACCACACCTCTTTCTTTTGATTTCTTAACTGTAAAATGTTTTTATCAAAAAAACCTTGTATAGTTGCATTCATTTTAAGCATTGGATCTTGCAGTAGCATCATAAAATCTTTAGGTTGATTTTTAGCAAAAACAAGAATATCTCTTCTCAGCTCCGAAGTAGTCATTCGAGTTACGTCTTGCTGAAACAAAACACGGCCTACATTTTCTACTTGATCTACTGTTAGTTGACGCGCTTCTATTAAGGCATCAACTTCTAAGTTTAAATTTTCAACAACATCAGAAGCTTCTTTAGCTTTATCTACCTCCACATATATCCGTCCTTTTCCTGGATGATATTCTAAAAATTTTTGTAACACTTGATTATTTTTTGGAACAGACAAAAATCCATCCTCAAATACAATAGGTTCTAATATAGCATTATCATCTTGCTCATCTTGAAAGGGTGAGTTTTGATTTCTTGCATATCTTAATGCTTTATTAATTCCATTTTTTTCATCAAACCAAAGCAAAGGAAATCTTTTAGTATGTCTCGACGCTAAGGTTAATGATAGGGGCGCTGTGTCGCGCGTTAGTTTGTAGATTTTATCTACATATTTAGTAGTAGTTTTCATTAGATTAAATTTAAATTTTATAAAAAAAGGGGAGCCCGTAAGCTCCCCAGAAAAAACAATTATTAACTATTCTTGAAATATAAAGAAGTTGTTAGCACCTAAAGTACATACAGCTCTTTCTGACAAGAAATTCACTTGCATGTTATCCACATCACTTGTTCTTGCACCACCAGCAGAACCAGTAATCCAAGTTTTGTAACGTCTGTCTTCTGTTTCAGAAGCTCTATATCTAACATGTAAGAAAGGTCTCTTAGCGTTTTTACCAAGAATTTGGTCATAAACACTAGTTGATCCAGCTGGTACAAGTAGTCCGTTTACACGTCCTGATCCTGCTCCTGTTGGAAGTCCACCTCTCAT